CTGCTCTCTAATTGTAATTTGTATCGAAGCCCCATAAAATGCAGTCCCAGAAAAAACAATATCACTTGTAGCAGTATGTCCAAATACGGTTGTCGTTTCAGTATATTGTAAATTAGTCCCTGGACTTAGAACATTTAAGTTACCTAATATATTAGATACAACTTCATCTTGGTTATCACCTTGTGCATCTCTTGTTATATTAAGGGCATCAGAATAATCTCCTTTCGGCAATCTGTAAGGATTGTCGTCATAATTCATTTTGCCACTAAATGTTCTTACTTCTATCACTTGTTATATTTTTACGGTGAGTCGTTGCGATTCTTGACTCCATTGGTAAGCGGATTCTAAGTCAACTGGACGATATCTAGCGTTAGCTATTCTTCTTTCGTTGTGATACTGCCTTCTTCTTTGTTCTTTATCTCCTAGAGTCCCTTTGCGGCTATTAGGAAGCATAGCGATATCATTGTAAGCAATGTACCACATCAATGCAGTCTTGAATTGAATAGGAATATAATACTCTTCGCCTTGCTTTGGAGTAGCTATATATTCAAGCATCACATAATCATATCCAAAATTTTCACTTAAAAGCAAAACTCCGTTGTGATTATCTATTTTAAAGTTTCCGATAAATGGCGAACCAGACGGGATGCCATATAAAGTAGAAAAAGCACCATTGTTCCAATAATTATACCATATAGGCGTATTGAATTGAATGATATCTATGATTGTATTGTCTTGTGTTTGAGCCAATCGGTTTGGCTGCAAGTCGGCATATGTAGTCAAATTGCTATTATATCCCATTGGGATTATTTCGCCTACACTATTTAATACTCCTACTTTTGAATAATTAAGATAATCATCTGGAAGAGAAACCGTAAGATTTGAAAGTACAGGAAGTTTAACTGATTTTATTTGATAGAAAAAATCAAGACCCATTTCCTCCATTCCAGAAAAAGCTAATTGCCAACACTTATAATATTTGTGCGCACTTTGTTCTGAACGATCTAAATATAAATTCACCACAGTATCTAATGATACATATTGCTGGTGTGTGTTGCTCATTTTGCATAAATTTAAAGTGTTGCTAAAATAGCACTATCATCCATTAAATAAAAAGATTCTCCATTCTTCTCTACTAAAGTTCCCCACTCATGAACTCGGAAAGCCGTCATTCCTTTTTGCAATCTCATTGGCCTTTCTTTTGTTCCCGGACCTACTTCTACTATCAATCCCTTGTCTGAATCTTTTAAATAACTCTCTGGCAAAAATAAGCCTCCTTGAGTTACTTTGTTGTCATTAATTGGTTTAAATAAAATTTGGTTTTTGATTGGTTTCATATGTGTTTTTATTAAGCTTTATCATTTCCATCATTTGCTGAATCTTGTATTTGCGCTCTAGCTGCAATTAATGATTTAACTACATAATCCACAATTATAGGCAAATAATCATCAGGTATATTTAATGTGCTTGTCAAATCACTACTATCGCCTCCAGAAACTATTGTAGCTGTAGCTGTGTATTGATTTAATATCAAGGTACTATAAATTCTTACAATATCTCCATTTTGAGCTGCTAATATTTTTCCCGGTGGCTGTTGAAGAGATTGAAAATATGTAACTTGGTTTTGTGAAAGTAAAATAATTGGCTTAGATATTTCACCTGCGCTATTTTTTATCTGTAAATTAGAAAGTCCTTCGTTCTTACCAATAGCCAATGGCACTTGTGGTAGCGTAAGCTTCCATATAAAATTCTCTTCTTGAGTTATTGCAAGTCCTTTAAATGTAGAATAAAAACTATTATTTACATAGCCTACTCCATCTAATTGAATTGCATCCTTATAATTTTGCTTTACTGCAAGCCCTATGCCTTGATTAATTAATTGATTGACTAATCCTGGAGTTATCGTGCTATCGTCTGTGGGTTGTGTTCCGTAAACTTGACGAATTATTTGTTCTATAAGGGCTTTTCTAATCATTTTACTTTTTATTTTCCTTGTCCACGATATTTAGATACCGACTTATCTTTTGGGCCTTTACTTTTCTGCGCTTTACCGCCTTTTCTAGCACCAAATGTAAGTTTTTGTGAATTTGATGTAGCCTTTGCCATTATTGACCTTGATTTTTAATTTGCATTGAATATTGTTCTACTGTATTCAGTTGTAAATTTACACCAATAATAGCCAATGCCCTAACAATTATTTCAAGAATAGATGCATCATCCCAAACGGGTTGAACGCTGCCTGTTGATGGATAAATTCCCGCTCCAGTTTGTGTTGGAGCATACTGAGGGATGCCATTACCGTCTAATGTATAAGCCCATACCATATTAGGTGGATTTCTTACATAACTCAATTTAGCTTCTCCAATATCTTCTGGAAAAAATCTAAATCCTAAATCTTCTAATATATAAATTGGATTAGTTTCAATAGGGTCTATAACTGAATTATAATAAGAATAGAGCGAATCCTGTTGGACCGCTCTAATCCTATTATATCCATAAATTGAAAACATTGCATCCGTTTGTAGATAATCACCGGGATAATCTGAAAATCCATCGGGATCTACACTAAGATCATACCAATAAATTATTGGAGCTAACCTTGTACGGATTATTGTATTTTGACCGAACTCTACCCTAGCAACTGGTCTGCCAGGCATATATTGTTGAAATGAACCAAGTAAATATGCTACATAGGATTTCTGCCCCTGATTGATACAAAGATTGAAATCATCTGGACTTACATACCCTTGAGAAGCGTTTTTTGCTGTAGCATAAAGTACTATTTGGTAAATTTCCTGAATCGTCATTTCATTGTTTCATTTAACTGTTTTTGGAATAACCTTCCCTCTTCGGTGTTAGTTAAAGCCAATTCAGTTAAGTATTCTGCTGGTTGTTTGCTTGATGGAATAACTCCTATCAATCCACCACCATTTGCCCAGAACGCTCTTCCTGGTTGACTTCCGATATCAATCTTAGCAGAAAGTATGGCCTTTTTTACCATATAAGCTATTTCTACTTCTTTTGATTTACTATTCACCAAATTTTGAAAGATCTTTGGGTTTCTTTTAGCGTACAACATTAATTCTTTTCTAAGAAGATCTGTTGTTTTTAATTCGCCAATTTCATCATACATTGGTATTTTAACGAAACTAACATATTTTTTCATAGTTATCTCGTCCATATCCCTAGCTACCAATGCCATTTCAATTTCAAGGCTTTCTCTTTCTAACGCTTCGGCTGCTTGCTTAGCTGGATCATATTCAAAAAACTCAAACTTACTGCCACTTTTTCTATTTGGACTTCCTATATTATGTCTGCACAAACGAGCAAATAGCAAAGCTGTTTTATCCCAATCTGGAATTCTCAAACATTTTGCGCCTCTTGGAAAAACTAAACTCTTTGCATTTTGTTTAATATAGTCGGCATCCAATCCTTTTTGATCTTTAATCCAAATAGAATCAACTCCAGTCAATAGCCTTGCTCTTTCTTCTCTGCCTGTTTCTGGATTTATTACATCGTCAATATTTGGGATGTAAGTTCCTCCTTTCTTTTTTGTGTCCACAAGTTTAAAAATATGATACTTTATTTCTTGTGGAGCTGGCGTATCGCTAACTGCAATCTGCGCGATTTCCATTTGATGTATCTCGTTTAGAGAATCTTGTGTTTCTCCCGTTATGGAGAATTGCACATCTTTTAATTTTGCCATTTTTTTATTATTAGATTTAAGGCTTAATGCCTCCCACATACATGGGATATTGTTTTTAAATAGCCGGGGCTTTTTACGACCCCGGCATTTTTTTATTGTGATGATTAGCTAGCTTGAACAATAACAAACTGATTGGCTGCGACCACCCTTGTCCCACGGTAGGTTATAGTTTCAATGTTGTCGGTCATTGTCCCAGAAGTTGGGTTCTGAGAAGCACCACCCCATTGCCATACTCTGATAGCGTTACCAACAGTTCCACCTTTTGGAGGAGCTTGGTACATAACTGTGATGTTTTTGTAAGCTTTAGTTACATCTTTTGCATCACGAGTTTCGCCTTGAGGGCAGATGATACCGAAGTTACGGAAGTAGTCATTTACAGGAGTAAGACCAGTAGTCATTTCTGTATTGAACTGCTTGTACTTCTTAACCTTGAACAGATAACCATCTATTCTAAGTGTATCTACGCCATAGTTGATAGCGGCATCTTCTGATTTTTCGTTCTTACCCCATACGTAAGCACCAGCAGGGAATTCTTTGAACAAACCATCAGAGAAGTTTTGACGCTGATAGATATCTTGCAGCCACATATTTTCGTTGGCGCAACCATTGATATCCATGATACGAGTGATTTCATGCAACTTAGCGATATCCAATGTACCAGGAGTGTAACCTACTGTTTCGCCATCAGAAAGAACTTTAGGGATAATACCCTCAGAACCTACTGAAGATGAAGTAGTCAATCCTGTATTGTTTACGATATTACCACGCATGAGCTTGAACTCTACGTTGTTGATGAAACGTTGGTTGCTTTTTACAAGACCTTTGTAAGTGAAGTAGCTAGTACCAGCTTGTGCGCCACCAGCCATTTCCATTCCAGATACGCCAGTATTGTAAAACACTTCTGTCATTTCAGCCAAGTCTGTAGCAGACCATGACTCTCTCATTTCAGTAATGTTGTTATCATACTTTTGATCCAAATGGATAAGTGGGTTGATGCTTGTAGAAGCTTCACCAGCATCCATATCACCACCGAGCAAAAGCACATCTGTAGCAAGGAAGCTACTTGATCCTGCTGAAGCCAATGATTGGGTAGAGATTTTTGGACGAACCGTAAAGGTAAATGCATAAGCAGTAGTACCTGTAATTGCAAGGATTTCACCTTCTACGTTTGTAGAGGCAACACGAACAGTTTCACCTGCGCGAAGTGGAGTTTCTGTGCCGCTATTGTAATGGTCGCCAGAAGCCAAAGTAAGAGTGATAGTAGCACCAGCAGAAGCAGATACGTTACCTGCTGACTGAATACCAACCATCAATTTACCACGATTCTCGAACCAAAAATAGTTACGGTTTTTAACTTCTTCCATTCCACCATAAGTGGCTAACCACCAAGTGAAATCTTCGTTACCGTATTTTTCAACGTACTGCTTGTAGTACTGAGGAGTCAGCAATTGAAGATCAGAGATCAACTGCCTATTTACATACTGGGACGCAATTGCACCCGGTTGCAAATTGTTTGAGGTAGGAATTCCTGCCATTTTGAATAAATTTAAAGTGTTTTAAATAAGTTTTTTATTTGGCAAACATTATAGCCGCAAGCTTATCCATTTCAGATTGCCTGTTATCTGGCGTAAATGTGCCTTGATCCGAATTGCCAAAATTGATATTGCTTTGCTTTTTTAAATGCATTGCTAATCTTTTATTGGCGGCATCGTTTACATACTTCTGAGTTATTTTGCCTTCATTTTGTAACAAAAACAAATCTTTTGCCATTTGTTTTGTGTTGATAGTGCCATCTTCGTTTACCCATCTGTCGGCAAACAACATATTAGCATCTAAATTGTTTTCAGCAAAATACTTCATCTGTTGAGCAACGGCCTGTTTTTCTTCATCAGATGGAACGTACGCAACATTAAAATCCGCTCCTTCATCTTTTACTGTTGCAGTAAATCCTTCAAATGAATTTATTACTTCATTAACCGAACCAAAATAATTATCCATGTATTTCTTCTGAGCCTCCAATACTTCTGGAGTAATCTCAGGCTGAACTTCCTTTGGATTAATATCTGGTAATACTAATGAACTTTTTAATTTTTCAAGCTCTGGTTTGGCTAATTTAGCTTCAATAACCAGTCTTTTTTCAACTTCATTAATTCTGCTTTCCCACGCTGATACTCTTTCTTCAAATTCTGAATCAAGTTCATCAAGTCTTTGTTCTGGCTTTGCAGGTTTTTGAAATTTTTCATTAAACAAAAAATCTATTTCAGATTGATCTAGATCTTTGTTTTTTTGATACATACTCAATTTCACTATCTCTTCAGCAACGCTTGCGTTTTTGATTTCAGAGGTAGCAAGCCTATCTAATTTCTTTTTTTCTTGTAAGAAATTTAATAATTCATCTTCCTTCTGTTCTTTTGCATATTCATAGAACTTTTTGCTTGTTTCATTTTCAAAATCAATTTTTGGAGATGATTTCAAGCGTTCTATTTCTTGTGCAGCAGTTTCCCAATTATCAAATCCAAGTTTTTGTTTTAAATACTCATCAGCATCATAAATTTCTTCATCAGAATTTGTTGATGCTGATTTTGGATTTTGTGATTGAGTTTCTGTCTGAGAACTTTCTTGAGATTGAATCTGTGTATCACTTACATTTACGGATGGATCTATCCAACTTTCTTCTGAGAAAGGATTGGCAAGCGTTTGTTGCTGCTCAATTGTAGTGGTTTCTTGATCAATTGTTGTTTGTTCTGACATATATCTATTAATTGTTTTACTAGCTTAAAGTAAGTAGATATTGCGTTTTAGCAAACAATCCGCTTAATGCTTGTGCGGTATTTTCTATATCACAATATCCCTTGCCTTCTGCCCACTCTTCTAGCTCGGCAGAAAATGCAAGGCCTTCTTTCACTAATGCTGTTACAGCTTCTCCGCTATAAGTAGGCATTTCGTCAATTTTGGTTTTCCCTATTCTTTTGCCATTTTGATAGCCCATAACAAGTTCAGATATATCATCTCTGAATGTAATTAAACCTTCATAAGCAAACTGTAATGCTTTATGTTCGGCATAAGAACGAGTATCTAAATGCAAAATATGAGCTGCATCTGAAAAATAAAATAGCTTGCTTCTAATAATTTCTGGAGTAAGTGCCATTATTAACTAATTTTATGAAAGTGAACTAATACTCTTGTTGCAGCAGCACTTGCGCCACCAAATTTTACAAAGTTAGCCACATGGTCAACTCTATATAATCCAGCAGTAGATACTGCGCTAACGTAAGTTACAGTCGTTTGGCTTAATTGTTGGGCAACTGCTGTTTGAAAATTTGTTGCCGTTAATGAACTACCAGAAAATGTAGAAGGCGCACTTGATGCTGGTTCTCCATTATCATTTGTAGCAGTTATGCTTACTGTTCCTGATGGACTTACGAATTGCCAAATTGCATAATCCCAATTTGACAAATCTATAACATATCCGTTTCCAGCATTGAATTCGGCTGTTACATCCTGGGTTAAACTTAATGCCATTTTTTTACTTTTTTAATATTAATAAGTTACTGTTACGGATGCCGCAAGCTGACCTACAGCAGTTCCATCAAATCTTTTATTTGGTTGTATTGGAGTTACTTCAAATGAATTACCATAAACATCAATTGCACTAATAGTGCCAGTATTTGAAGATCCGCTTGCCGTACAAACTGTACCCAATACCATTGTTGCCAGTTTAGCTGAATCAGTTGAGTCTAATGTTACTTTTACAGATTCCCCACGCAATGCTGAGGCTGCTACTCTGTTTGTTACTGTTGTTGACATTATTTTTTCTTTTTAAGTTTTGCTTGAATTATTTTGCCAGGCAATTTCATGCCTTTGCTTTCCTTATCCCATTCAGCCACTTTAGCCGCTCCGCCTAATGCTTTCATACCTTTTTCAGTATGCGCCCATTTTCTCTGCTGTTCTGATGAATATGGCATTTTATTTATTTTTTACGACCAGTTAAAATATTTGCTGCGAAAATCGCCTGCTTTTGTGCTTTAGGGCCATAATCACCTTCTTTAGCAGCTTTCATTTTGCCTTCTGGAATTTTTTCATCTTTTTTAACATGAAGGGTCGCGTGCAATCCACCTTCTTTAAATTTAATTGGCTTATAACCTTCTTTTTTTATTACTTTTAATTTTGCCATTTTTATAAGTTTTAAGCCATTTCTTGCTCAGATACTTCTTGCTCTTCTTCTTGTTGTGTTTGTTCTTCTGGAGCTTCTTGAGCTTCTTCCGCAGGCCCTTGTTCTGCTTGCATTTGTTGCTGTTCTGCTGCCGCCTGTTGTCCTTGTGTTATAGCTTCTTCACTATGCACATTTTCCGCAAATAAAGGTAAAGCAATATTTTGTATAATTTCAGATTCTAATGCTTTTAATTCTTGTGGGACTGGAACGCCTTTTTGATACAATCCAAATAATCCTGCCACCATTGATTTTTTAATGTCATTGGTAGTTTCCATATCACTAATCATTTTCTTCATTTCCAATTCCATCTCCAATGATTTCCGCTTTTCTTGCTCTGCAACTTGAGCCGATTGCATTTGACCTTGTATTGTCATTTGCTGATTTTGCATGGCTTGCTGTTGCTGAGATTCAAGCATTTTTTTCATCGAAATTCTATAATACTCTTCCGCCAATTTTACATCTTCTTTTGCTATTCTTATAATTTTAAATGTATCAATATACATTGCAAATTGAGGATTAGCGGCAATAGCTTGATTCATTTTAGCATCAAGCATCATTATTTCTTGTCCAGTTGGCAAAAGCCTAATATCACTATTAAATACTCTTGAATCTACATCTCTTTCTCCTAATAAATGCCTATATGCTTTAGCCCCATATTGTACTGATTTACTCAACAAGCAACTGATTTTTCTAGCCGTTTGCTTCATGCACTCTACATAAGCATCGTACATATAATCAGTAGCGTTTGCCGCTACTTGTTGCGCAGTATCAATGTTTCCGCTAGTAACTCTAGGTTGCAATGCACTTGCGGCTAAGTTCGGATCTTCACCCAACTCGTCCTTTAATACACTATAATGAAAATTGTAAAGCTGAATTAAACCTTGCATTTGAGGCAAAAATCCAGAATTACTTAATTCGGTAATAGGAACAGGAACGGGATTCCCTTCATCATCTCTACCACGATAATAAAGTGTACCCGTTTGATCGTACAACTTCATTACGTCTATTGTTTTATTAGCATCCCCCAATCCGTAATCTATTGACTGAAGCGCATCCCAATTTATCAAAGCCCCAGTTGGTCGCATTTTGGCTACCAATTGCTGAATTTTCAATCTAGCCAAAATCATTTGATCAGATGGCTCTTCTATTTTTTCAGGTACAGCCATATTTGTAAGGCTATAGTTCTGATACATATATAATGAATATGAAAATTCTGCGTTACCTGCTTCTTTAGGATCTTGCGGCCTAATCATATTTCTTTTCAATCCCCACTCTAGCATTACATTACGAACACGAACCATTACGCCTCTATATATATTCCATTTTGTATCATCTATTTGCTCTTCATTATCGGCTAATTTCTCTTCTCTACTTTTCTTTAAAAGAGTACTCTTGTTCTTTTTAGTAGTAACTACAGTATATTTATCAGTATCTATAGTTTTTATTTCAAAATCAAGTACATCAACATTGAATTCATCATATGGTCTAAAGAACGTAACATTCCAGTTTACATCCCAGCGCAGTTTATCATTATATTGAAAATCTTTTGAAGTAGCTGCAATTTCCCATATTTGTTCTTCGGTCAAAGACCCGCCAAACTCTTTGCCATATCTTCTTCTAATTTCACTAATTTTCAATGACTTTACTTGTCCTCTCCATGCAGTATCTCTAAGATCATTATAATCACTATAGGAATAAATCATATTTTCTGGCTTCACATAGTCAACATGAATCACTCCTTCTTCATCCATCCAAGTGTAAGTACCCACCAAGCCAACTTCCGCGCTATCATGTAGCATCTTAGCCTTCAATGTATCAAACCAGCCGTTTGCTCTTAAAATGTCATTACAAGCAAGCTCGTAGATTATTTCTTCTGGAAGTTTTTGAAATTGAGTAGCCCAAAGATTTAATTCATCTTTGGTTTCTGGAATATCTTTATCTGGGACTAATCTCATCCCAGACTCTTGCTCAAGTTTTTCTAAATATTCTCTATTTGAAATTAAAAAATCAAGCTCTTTATATTCTTCAATTTTTTCTTTAGTAGAAAGATTATCTATTGCTTGTATTTGAATCTTTTCATTCCTTTCCATCCATCTCCCAACCAAGCCCGATATGATTCTATTGACAATTTTTATTGATTGCCAATTGATATTTGCATAATTTATTTTACCGTTAAAATCAAGCATATCCTGGAACTTGGCCATGTTGATTTTCCCGTTAGCTGCATTTCTATTAAGTTTAAATCTATTATTCCTTGCCCAATAATAAGAACTAATTCCACCTCCAATGGTAGAATCAATATACATGGCTATTTTCAAGCCATAGGCAGGGTCTGATTTATCTTTTATAGATATATTCCCTAATTGGAATTCTTTTATTATTGGTCCTGTATTTTCCATATATAAAAAACCATTAGCCTTATCAACTAATGGATTTTTTTTATTGTTTACTTATTTTAAGCATAGGGAGTCTATTGGAATAAAACCTAATATACAGCCCAAATATATAAAAAATTTAAACGCCAAAATATTTTTTATTTTGTAACAAACGGCATATGAATATTTGAAGTGGGCGCATTATTGAATATTCTGACTAATGGGGCGGACAATTTCTTTTCTGCCGGGGCTGGCTCTAAACTACTTACTAAAGTAATCATGGCACTTACTGATCTATCGGATGGAGTTCTTTTATATGGCTTAAATTTTAGTAAATCATCCAATAATTCCTCGTAATAAATCTTATTGCAATAATGCTCTATGTAAGTTATCATTGCATCGTTTTGCTTAGTAAGAGCAAATTCAGTTGTTGGAAACCCAAAATGCCTTTCTACTTTATCATTTTTTAATTTTACTGGATCTATTGAATTCTTTGGGAAACGGCCTAAATAACCTAATCTACCTCTATTTTTAAAGTATGTATAGTAATCGTCTGATACAAATTCAAAATAAGTAGGAAAGCTCATGTATTCCGAACAAAGTAGGATTTGATTATACATATCCTCTTTTTCGTTTGGCCTACCATAAATATGCCCCCCAAAAATACCTGTATTTTCTGGGTCATTAATATCAAACTTGATAAAATACCACCCAGATAATTTAGATCCATATTCTTTACCACCTTGCGAATTTGAATATCCATCAATCCCAATTACGCCAATATTTCCTCTTGTTGGCATTCTCATGTTGCCATTCATCTTATATTGGTTGTCTTGTCCATTAGGTGGCAAAACTAAAACTTTCCAATACAAATCCGTTTTTGTGGGATCAACATCACGCCATCTTACTTTTTGGGTATCTAAATCCCTATAAAAATTCAAAAATCTAAATCTTAAAACCGGATATTGTCGTAAATAGGCTATTTGAGCATTTATATTCTGCACATTAAAAATACAATCGTCAGCATCGTTACTAAAGGCTTCTTCTATAGTTCTGGCTTCTTTTTTAATACGTTTTGCGAGAGATCTGGTATTATGTTTTACTGATTCTCTATCCGCAAGTATCTCTTTTATTGTTTTTTCTACATCAGGAATGCCATACAAATCAAAATTCTTGGCCCTATCCGCTGACATGAAAAACCTATAAAGGCCGCTTGGAGTACGCCCATTTGGTTGTTTTGCATTTTGGTCGCTATCATCCCATAACTTTCTTGCAGCATCTTGAATGCCATCCCTTTCGGTTTCTAATTTTTCTACAGTAGAGCTATAAAGTGCTTTACCAATTATCTTTCCTTCATCATCTAAAAGGCAATAACGAATAACCTCATGCCTATCGTAAATATTTACCTCGGTCGTTTTGGCCCACTCATCGGAAAAGTATCTATGTATTTTTTGGCCATCATAGTGAATAGTATCAGCACTACCCCAATCTATCATTGATCCCAATTCTTCTTTTTCTATATTATCCTCTGCTTTCTTACCCCTTACGTTAGTTTGTTGGAATCTAATTTCTGATTTAGGCGTAATGCCTAAACTAGTATCATATTCTGGTCTAAAGAATTTAGGAAGTTTTTTGAATGGAGCTACAACTGCCTTAGCAAATACTTTTTTAGCATCATTACCAGTTTTACTTTGAATGCCTGCATTGGTCATTCTAGTTCTAGTAATGTATTCATAAAGAAATAACCCACCGCGATATGTTTTACCGAACCTTCGCTTAGTAACCTCAAGCATTCCCATGCATTCAGGATCTTCTACAACGTATTGTAGGAAGTAAAAATATTCTAAATCAGGTTGACGAAATCTAGGATAACCAATATCAATCTGAAACCATTGCATATACATATAATGCGCCCCGGTTATGTACGTTGGTTTCCCATTGTTCATAAACCAAAAGCCATTAAGCCTTCTGTCCCATTCTTGTTGTTTGTAAACTTCTAGTTGTTCATCATAAAATGGAGGATCATCTTCTTTTCTTTTCTTATCATAAGCATCCTCTCTTTTCATTACATCCTTATACCAGCTAGGCAAAGGGGTTCTTTCCCAATATTGTTCTTTTGGATTTGATGAACGCTTGTGAATACCTCTATATTCAACCTTTCGTGTGGCTAAATTAAAAACATATCCCTCTGCAGGAATGTTACAAACTAAACCTTGTATGTCTATTGATGAACCGCCTTCTATTGGACTAAACATCTTGTGCTTTGTTATCTCCTAATTGGTTGGCAATGCTTTCTGGGGTAGTGATAATTTTGCTTCTTTTTACGTCTTTTTCCTCGTCCCCGGTAATGCCTATTGCCATGGCTAATCCAGTTATAGCCGTAGTTATACTAGTGGCATCATTCCAAATTATTTTCATTCTCTCAAAGGTCTTATCCTTTGCATCCGATAAATCTAATGCCCTAAGATTTGTGTTGTTTAAAATATCGGCCATTTCATTGGCTTTCCTATTTAAACTATAATAAAGTTTGGCTGGACCGTTTTGTTCGTACAAGTCCAGCCTTTTTTTAAAATCATCTATGTTTTCTGCCATAAATTTTATTGATTCCTAACCGAAAGTCTTACTTGGGGGGTTGCTTGCCGAGGTGCTGCTTGTTGAGCATTCATTTCTTTTAAAGATCTTTCGTAATGTGCGCCAGCAACAAAAGGCAATTTTTTCATATCTAAAGTACCATGAATACCTTTGCCCATCTGATATTTATTAAGAAAATTAATATCGTTTTTGTTAGCACCTTTTATTAATTCAGGGAAAGCGGCAGCAAATTGATCTTGTGTTTTTATTCCAGCTTTATCGGCTTGCCTATAAGCATAATCCAATACATTATTGAGTTTAATTGCGGCAGGCACATCCTCTTCTCCTAGTTCTATCATTTTCGCTCCAGTTTGACCTAAGCCTCTTTCCATTGATGTCTGTTCTAGTCCTCTATTTTTAATAGCCGAAAAATCAACATTGCCAAATCCTTCCCCAACAACAGATGGATCTATTTTACGAAGCTCCATTGATATATTTGCTACACCACCCTTATTTTTATCTTTAACGTAATCGGCAACACCTATTGCGTTTGTTGTATTAGGAGTAATTGGCGGTGGCGTACTAGCCAAATTTCTTCTTGCCTCAGCTATTCTGTTAGGCATATTTTGCATCAATTTTGAATCAAGTCCCATAGTTTTTAGTTTTTATAGTGTAAATATAATATATTTTGCATCTTTTGATGAAATTCCAACCAATAATTCTTGATTTAAAGCTTTTTTTGTCAGAATTGGGTCAATTGCGATTATCTCTTCTCTTTCATTTACTTCATTTTCATAATGCCTGCATCTTATAATTCTTTCTTCATATCCATTATTTCCCATGAATATAATCTCATAATCACAAGCCTTTAAAGTATGTACAACTTGCTCTTTTAATTCCCCAGATGTTATGTACAAAACATTTTTTATTTGCTTTGGCTCAATACCCAATAATGTTCCATTATATGGCTCAAATACACGCAATGCCGTAACAAATCCTTTCAATGGTAGCCATTCGCCTTCTTCATTTTTCCATAAATAACATTGATCCTCTGGTATGGAATAATATTTTACATCAGAATTATCTTCAATAAAACTATGGATTTTATTAGAATCGTTAATCGCGTTAGGGTGTATTAATATTTCAGCTCCTTGCGGAATCTGATCGGAACTAATTGTAATGGCATTTACTGGCTCTGTTTCTCTTCTATTCAAATTATTGAATTGTCTGCCTATATATATTTTTTGACCATTACTAAATGTATGCGAATTTTTACCTTCTAAATTTATAGATATAACTACTTTGCCATAAACATTTTTCAACCCTACCTTTTCTTTTAACTTTAATTCGTTTATTTCATCTACTCGTTTTTGATTTTTAAGCAATTTTTTTTGCCTATCTTTTTCAATTTGATTAATTTCTCTTTTGGATAATTTTTTATCCTCAATAAAAACAAAGTGTTTGGTTGTTGCCATAAATTATTATTTATATACTCTTTTTTTTGCCCAATCTTTAATTAATGCAGGAAGCGGTTCGTCTATAGGTCTTAAATCTTCTTTAGGATTAAACCATCTGTCTGGCTCAAAGTAGTCTATACCATCAAGCTTTTTATCATAATCAACCTTGAATATATCTCTTTGTATATGTATAGCTTTATCTTTCATTATTTTTCTATCCCGAACAAATCCCATGTGATATATTACAATGTCATGAATAAACTTAATGCTTACATTAGGTACTGCCAAACTTTCTGCATCATCATAAGACCTATATTCTGTTTTAGCTAATCTTACTATTTCAGTAGAACAAGGCTTTCTATTTTGGGGGACAACCAATTGGAAATATGGGCTTTTCCATAGATTAATTCTACTTACCATAAAGCCATTTTCGCTTTCACTTATTGCTTTTCTTATAAATTTGTAGCTTTTCTCATGAACTATTTCATCCGCCTGTAGATTAAATTGCCATTCATATCCATCTTCTTGAGCTTTTTTAATGGCAATGTTTGTAAAATAATTCAACTTCTCTCTGCCTATCTGAGAATCCCATTCTTCTTTATCTCTTTGTATAAAAGTTAAATTGTCTGTTTTTAAAGATAATATTTCCTCTACAGTTCCATCTTCAGACCCAGCATCTACTACATATACATGGTCACAAAATTCAAGTAAGCATTTTATGCTTTCCTTAAAATTATAATCATATTTAATTCCATTAAAAACAAAAAGAGTACCAGCTAATTTCATAATAAATGCTTTAATTCTTTAATTACCCTATCAAAATCCTTGTCTATATTTTTGCAAGTCCAAAAGAAAAAAGCCCCCAACCCATTTTCAGCTAATGTTGGATGCCACTTAGGAAAGGTTAAAAAAGCCCATTTATTAGGCATCATTTTTTCTAACTTTTCTGGAGTCCATTCTGATTTATGAGAATCTGGATTATTATCATTGGGATCAGTTGTCATGCAATATTCGCCCAATGGAGTAAACCAAATTTGCTTATTTGATATTTTAGAAGTTAATTCAAGGAAATTAAGCGCATCCTTTTCCCTGAAATGCTCTATTGTATCTGTGCTTATAGATACATCAAACTTTGTTTTTGATTTTTTTGCTGATTTTAAATATTCGATTACATCCATTACTATTAATTTGCCGCCTCCTATGAGTTCCCTATCCACGCAATCTACATGAGTTTTTTCTTTAAAAATTATTCTACCTGTTTGTGGCGCACAGCCACAAGCTAAATCAACCATAGTTTGATTCTCGCAATCTCCGCAAATAGCTTTTAAAATTTCTATTTGAAGCTCTCCGCTACCATTTTGATTAAATATTTGCTCCATCTAATGTTAATTTATGTAAATTATTAATTGCTTCAATAACTTGTTCCGTTTCCGCTATGCAACAAGGGGGCATTTCTTTGTTAATTACACAATCCACCCCAGTTACCGTCCCTGCTACATGATAACAATGCTGGTAAATGCAAGGCTGCTGTATAACTTCTAATCCATTCATATCAGGATGAACATATTCTGGATTTACTGACCCAAAAAAGCCAACGCAAGGTTTGTTATAAGCCATAGCAATATTTAAAGGGCCGCTATCAATTCCTATAAATAAATCGCATCCAGCTATTACAAATTTAAGAAATCCTAACGAAGATGTATTTATTTCAGCTCCTATACTTTCATGTTTTTCTTTCCCTATCTGAATTACTAAATATCCATAAGCTTCTAAATGTTTTTTTACCGCTTTCCAATTAACTCCATAAATATTTCTGTGAGGAATATCTTTTTGATCAATATGAATAACCACATATTTTTTAAACAACTTTGTGTTTTTGTCAATCAATGGAAACAATATAGGTCTGGTTAATTTATAATCCTTTATTCCGCAAAATTCAAAGTAACTCTTTAGCCTATTTTGCTTCGGTTTAACTTCGTAGGCAAAATCTAAATTAAATACTTTCTCCGGGGTAATTCTACCTATATCAAATTGAGAAATATGCGTTACCTGAAAATAGTGTTTATTAAATAATTCGTAGAATTCTAATGGAGTATCTAGTACTACATTATATCCTTTATTTATAAAATGCCTCATTACTGGCTCTACTAAAATAACATCACCTATAGCAGCAGTTCTTTTTATTAATACCGTTGGTTTGTATGGATAGTGGAAATTACCATGAAAGCCAAATGTAGGTTGATTTGGTTGCCTTAATTCAAAAGCAAAAGATTCTGCAAGTTTTTCAGGGGCAAACTTTATGTTGTATTTTTTTTCTAAATATGGCCTATAAACCCTACAAATAGCATCATCTTCTGGATGTAAATTTGAAACTTCTGGGTCTAATGCTAAAATATCTAATAGCTTTTTTGAACGCAAGCTAAAACCGCCATTCCCTACATTTCTGCCATCAGAATAAAGCCATGGCGCACCAATGTAATCATAATTTAAAAAATCTTCATTCCAGGCTTTTTCATCTAAAACATATCCATCCCATTGAACTAAAAGACAATATGGCGTTTGAACATATTTATAAAGTTCTTTAATACAGAATTCGCTATAATCTTCTTTAGATTTTATCGAATCAATTAAAACTGTTTTTATACCATCTACTTCAATGTCAATATCAGTTAAAAATAACGCATCTTCAAATTTTATTTTTTCTATACTTTTTTGAAGAGCAGATATGGCTTTTCCATAATTGTAACAATCAATGCAAACTATCGTTACATCTAGCAAATTTCTCATCTTTATTTATTTTATAGGTTTGATTATTCCATATCCTTATTTGATCCGTAGTAAAATGTCTAACTTGCCCACCATTCATTAATATACAAGTAATCTCATCATTTTCTAAATATCCATTTGGCTTTATATACCATATATAAGCATCACCTAATGGCGTAGTACAAGCTATAGGATTATTTAATTCATGTATCATTTTCCAAAATGCTTTAATGCGAAATATTCCAAAGCTCTTTGATTATAAAAAGCATATCCGTTTGCGCCAGTAGGAAATGTGTTTGGGAACTGCGAACAAAGTTCTAATATCCTAGGAAGTTTCATCGCATCGGCTAAGTGCCATAAAAAACTTTGATTATAAAGTCCGCCTACATAAGAAAGCATCATTCCTGCAACTTCTAAAAAATCTTTTGATTCAAAATAATCTATATCCAATTTAAAAGTTTGACAAAAAAGCTCATGCTCTGATTTAGTACCCATAAAAATAAGCCTATCTTTAAAATGCTTTAAAAAGTAATAATTTATATAGGCATTGTTATATCTCTGAGTCCTATTTATTATGATTTTATCTATAATGCCTATAGTTTTTTGAGGAGCTTTTATCCATGGCTCTGATAAATCACAACTCATTTCAGGAAATACAGAAAAAGCATAATGATGTATTAGCCCAGCAGGCATTGGAATCATCCTGCTATCTCTAGTTAAATCTATATTGAAATCAATTTCTTGGCCATCAAATATCTCAAAGCTCTCTATATAATCTTGATATTCTATTAATGGTTTTAACCTATTAAACATTTCGAGATTCATGCAAACTTGAGTGCCATCTTGGTCAACTATGGGGCTTATTGCGCCTTGATAATAAAAAGCAGGAAGATTAAGAACTTGACAAATTCTTATTTTTTTGCCGAAACTTTTATGCAATTGCTTTAAGCCAGCCATTAATACTATCAAATCACCTGCATTATAGCTATGCTTTATCGTAATTTTATCATTCATAATTATATGTAAAAATATGCTATTTTTGTAACCTAACAATCTTTCTTTCATTCAAAAAACACAAAAAATGGCAGCATTAAATTACATTCCGGTTTCCATTTATGGCGCAAACCAAAATGACTGGAATACGCCTCAAGGGACTTCTATGGGATTCCCAATTCAACAAATTGTAGTTAGAGAGGTAACTCCTAACGTAGCCTACTCTGGGGTTACTTGTAAATCTCAGATACAATTGTTGCCAACTGGGCCTAGCCCAATTCAACCTGTTTATTATTCAGCTAAAACTGTTGCTGAATTAGTATCTCTGATTAACACAGGATCTTAAAAATCAGGTTATGAATTTTGAAGCCCCCAGAAATGGGGGTTTTTAATTATCCCTTTCCCAAAAAGTTTCAAACAACTGCCACTCTTTGGTTTTTAACATAAGAGGATAGGATTTTAAAGGGCATTCATTGGGGGTAATCAAATCTTCGTTGCTATTTTCCTCTATAATCAATATTTTGTCCGAATCTTCAAAGTATGGATGCCCACAAAAATAAGTAAGCCCAAAACTTAATTTACTTAATGGACAATTATTGCAGCTATCTACCAAATATTCCGTACCCATTTCAAATTCTTTGGGTAAATATATGATTAATTTTTTTTTTGAATTCGTTGATTTTTTTAAAATCTAGTTCCCATTTATATGGTATAGGATAAAGTTTTTTTATATCGCGAATGTAGAAATAAATCTGAGTTAAGTCATTAACTACTATAGGCTTATCATCATTACTAATTACTATTCTTTTCTTTTTATTCATTAAAACAATTCTAAAGCTGAATATTTATCTTCTTTATTAATTAGCTGATAAACATAAGCATTTCTGCCATATTTTGTTTTTCTTTTTTCGCCAGGTTTATAGACAATATTATTAATCTCCAATTCCGACATTCTTCTAGCCGCCCTATTCCTATCATCCCATTTTAAATAAGCGGCTATTTCTTCGGATGTAGCTTTGCCCAAAACTTGTAAAGCTGATACAATTTTAGAATGATGCTCTGATAGCATTTCATCGGTTGCCATTTTATAGGCTTCTCTTGATGTTTGTGGTATCATATTTTAAATATCTTTTAGTATTTTATATTTATAATTTCTATGAATTTTCATAGTTTCCGCCCATTCTTTACCACCTTTATAATAAATCATAGTTCCACCTCGTTTTCTTCTATCTGATAAATTTTTCATCTTCCTTTCTGGGAATAATTCGAACTGAATCAATCGCTTATTAACATTAAAAATTTTAGATATTTTTGTAATAGAAGTTCCTATTTTATACCAATGATGAATCATTTCTTTTTGACAAGGCAAAAGTTTGATACGCCTATCTAAAAAAGGGCAATCTATTTTTATTTTGTCAGTTTTATATGGCATAATTAATATTTAGTTTTTTTAAATTCAAAATATTCAAACTGGTTATTTCTTTCTTTTGTAAAATAATTTACCGAAACTGCAATTCTATCATCGTCATTACAATGAACCCATTCATCAGCACTTACCCTATTCATTGATTTATTATAGTAAGCCTTTATATAGCTTCTCATACTATCATTAAGAGGTATAAGATATACTAAGTTGCAGATAGAATCTTTATCAAAAAAATAAGCGATATACCCAAATTCAGCTGTAACATAAAAATGATAACCAGAATCTTCAGCGTTTTTGCCAAATTCTTGCCCCGTATACCCTGGTAAACTAAATTCTTTTTTTACATCATCAAAAGAAAAACCAATTCTTGATTGAGATTTTACTTTTGAAAAAACAAAAACCATTGCAATTAAAAAAATTGTGATTTTGATTGTTTTCATAACTTTAATTTTTTATGTTATCAATTTCGTTTCCATCACAAACATACAACATAAAAATACGTTTTTACCACAATTTACCACACTTAACACTACTTTAACTAAAACTCTTCATTTGCGCTTATTGGCCTCCAACCATTTTGTATTAATTTATCTTCAAATGGCATTGGCTGTTGCACTAGTTCGTTTTTTAAATGCCATGAATAAATAGGATCTACGGCAGTTCCGCCTTCTTCCAATCTTTCGATAAAAGCACATCCTCCCTTATACATTTCAAATTTTACTGGGAAGTCTTGCGGAGTTGGCCTTCCGCCTGTTTCCGTATCTTTTATTTTTCTTACATGAAGCTCTGTTATCATCCAATCTGTAGGATGTTGGGTAATTCTATGAATAGTAAGAAAATCATCCGCTTTGTTTGCAACTTTTTGCCCACCTTCGGTATCTTGTTTGCCGGGAGCTAAAACATATTTTTTCTCTGCATCTTTTGTTCTTGCAGCGGCCGTTACAGCATGGTGATTAACAAACCAGCCAAAATTATTTTTCTGACCATATGCCTTTATTTCGCTCAAGGCCTCATAATGATATTCGTGAGTATTTAGTTTGCTAAATCCACTTAAATCAATTTTCAAGGAATTGTAAGGATCTATCATGCCATAATTATGCCTTTTTATTTTCTGGGCTTTTTTTACCATGTTGATTATATCCTTATAGTTGTAAAGATCTTCTTGCGCTTTTATTAATGTAAAATGATCTTCTACAAATTTTTTAGCTATTTGATATTCAGTTTCATTCATAGCAAATTTACCTTGTAATGGCTTGCCCCAATAAAACTGGATCATCTTTCTCATAAACGCTCCAAGTGTATTTTCGCTTGAGAATATTATGCCTTTCCAATCATGATACATAGCGGCCAATAAGCATAAATACCATGTAAAAACAGATTTACCTGTATTATCTATACCATTAGTCATTACCAAATTACCTTCCTTAAACAAAAAATACTGATCAAGAAAGGGACTTCCAGTAGTAAGGCCCATTTGCAAAGTACCATCTCTAACTGATTGTAAATAAGAGTCATAATCCTCTGGTTTAGCTAAAAATGAATAATCCTGATCATCGACATCTACTCTTGAAGTGATAACCCTTGTGCTTTGTGGTTTTTCTTTAACTTCTTCCCTATCTCCATATCCTAAATCGTAAAGTTTTTTAGCCGCTTCGGTAAAATTACCATTGCATTCAAGTATAGCAAAAACAGCATATGGCAAATAAGCTTTTTCAGGCTCAAATTCTGTACTTGTAGTAAATACGCTAAACCATCTTTTGCCTTCATCAAAGTTGCCTGATGTTTGTGAGGTTGCTTGTCCAGGTCTTAAAAATATCGTTTTTTGGCCCTGCCTTTTAACCACTCTCCATCCATAACTTTCAAGCAAACCAACTACATCCCCCCGATTATTGTAATCATCAAACGAAGTAAGTCCTTTTATTTTTTTAGGCAAAGCCGCCTTTGGAATACTAACTTCATTAATAATTTGGTTAAACTCCCTTGCTACCCCAAGCAATATATCCCTTTCTTCAGAAGTTATTTTAGTCAAACTATAATAATCCCCATGAATAAGCTCATAGCCTGTAGATGGATTACAGACGATAAATCCGCCTAACCCCCTTGTTTCGATAAGAACCCTTACCTTATCATTTATCTTCGATTTTTGGGCTGTTTCTGTGGCTCTAGCGTGATCCTTGCCGTTGGTAACCTCACTTTCGTAAGTTTTTTTAAAAGTTTCTTCTTTTTCAGTATCTGTTGTTGGGCGATTTGCAAGTTTCATGTTCCCTTCAATCGTATCGCAGCGGTAAAGAAAATGATAGCCCCCGTTTTTAGTTTTCTGAACTACTAGCTTAGAAAGTAAGTTTGGGTCTACTGAATGGATTAACCTTTTGTAATTTTTAAATAAATTTCCATCAAGGCTATATTTCTCATCAATGTCTATAACCTCTAAATTTCCGCTTAAAGAACCGCAAACAATACCTACAGCTTCGCAATTAGTTAAATCGTAAGTAATGTCATTTGTTTGCCAATTTTTATGAATCGGTTGTTTGTTCGCCCTAACGGGCATAAATTTAATACCAGGAATTTGATTTAATTCTTCACAGTTCATAGCCATCAATTTTGTTTTGTAATTTTCTATCTAAAATGTTTCTAATCGTAAGGTAGTTTGATAAAACCTTGGCGATATAATCAACGTTTATGCAATTGCCATAAAAAACAATTTGTTCAATGTCTAACCCAGAAAAACTTGCGTAATTCTTAAAATTTCCTTTTGCATTAATCCTAAAAGCCAAAATTATTTCTGCCAAAGTCAATTCCTTATACCCAAAATCTAAAATGTAAGCAGATATTTCTTCGGCAATAAATTTAGCAAAAAAATCAGTATCAGGTAAATTGCATCCGCAAATAGCTGCTCCCCTAAGCATAATCTGATCAATACAAATTTTTTTATCGGAATCTGAAAGTTGAAAAAATGACTTCCCCTCAATCCTGCTTTTAACTATCAACTTCTCTATTTTGCTTAAATTTATCGTGTTGACTAAATCTGTAAGCAAATAACTCTTCCCCCTGTGATCTAAAATTGCCGCTCGGTTTAAATTGTCCATTTTCTTCAAAATTTTCGTTTTGACTTTTTTTAGTTAAACTTAATATATCCTTATCCTTATCTTTATCCTTGGTCCTCTCTTTCTGGTCAATTAGTCCCCTTATTGTCCTCAAATCAATATTATATTTTTTGTAAATATTACTTGCCCCTAAATGAACATTATTATTCAGATTTAATATAGGCCCATATTGAAATACAAAAAAATCAGGAATAAGCCATACGTCTTGTCTAACTTTGATTATTCTTTCTTTACCAACATTAAATAATTCAAAAGCTTTTTCTGATGATAAATTAATTTGATTTAATGTACAATAAGGTCTTAAATTAACCTTAAAAACGCCAGAATGATCGCAATTGGATAGCATATAATACCAAAATAATTTATATTCCGTTGGCATATCTATAAACCAATCCTCATTCCATATTTCAGTAGAAAAAAATCTTTTGGCCATATTTAAAATATTTTATATTTTTTATTGTCAATTGAATACAATATTTTATCCAAATAGTAATAATAATTGATTAATTTTTCAATTTTTCTTGATAAAGATTCATATGTGTGTAAATAATTGATTGGCTTGTTAGATAATAGACATTCTAAATAATACATCTTTTTTTTAATATCCACTTCGCATTTATTTTTCTTACTATCTGTTACTATTCTAAATTGATTTATTGGATAACACCATTTTTTATTATTGCACTTTTTGCATAGTATAGTTAAATTGGAAAATTCATTAGAACCTCCAATATTTATTGGCATTATATGGTCTATAACTAAATTTTTAATTTCACTATCATTACAAAAAACGCAAAATGGATTTTTTTCAATTAAAAATTGACGTTCATAAGGAGTAAAACATTTTCTGCTTGACTTGTTTTCATTAAAAAGCAATTCTTTTATCATGACTATTGTTCAAATTTGTAATTCAATCTTTTTTCAATTCTTTGAAGCTCATCTTGTGTAAAAGGAACTTTATTTTTCATTCGTTTCGATAGTTCAACTTCTGGGATTCTAACTTCAAATGCTAACCATCTTTGCGTGCGCCCATCAAGAGCCTCAATAACCTGTTCGGTAATTGTTTTTTTTGTTTTTTTCATATTGAGTGTATTTTTTACAAATGTAGATAATTATTTTCCAATTTATCAAAAAAATATTTTTTCTTTTTATCATTATGTTTTATTATCTTGCGCTCAATAAAAAATAAAAACTATGATTTGTAGAAAATTTTCAGAATTAAGCCCACTTGAAAAAGTAATGTTTGTAGGTGAATTAACTCATGCCTGTATGAATGATGATTTATTTTTTGATATGGGCGAAAAGTTGATTGAAATGGCTAAACAGCAAGGTGTATTTGAAAATGTAAAAATAATGCCTAAAACAGAAAATGATGATACCGAGAACTAAATTTGGAGATTGCAGCAATACGGAATGTGGTAAAAAAGAAACCGAATGCATTAAGGTCGGTAAAGATTTGTTTTGCATAAATTGTAGAAATAAACAAAAAGTTAATAAACAATTAAGTAAAAGTCAAACTAGAGCCATTTCTAATAAATTATATAAATTACAAGATAGGCAAGAAGCGGAAAGGGCTTATTTAATTCAAGATTTAGACGATGTTTTTTCTAAGTATATAAGGATAAGGGAAGCTGATTCTAATGGCATTGTAGTTTGCTATACTTGTGATAAAAAAGATCATTGGAAAAAGTTACAATGTAGCCATTATATATCACGAAAATCAATGGGTTTAAGATGGGATATTAGAAATGCTAGGCCCGCTTGTGTAACTTGTAATGAATTTTTACAAGGCAATATTGAGGAATATACTAAAAGATTAGAGCTTGAATGCCCTGGGATAACTAATCAATTGAAAGAAGAATCAAGAGATATTGCTAAATTTTCAAAAGAAGATTTAAAGCATATGGTTATAAATTTCAGAGAAAAGCTTAAATTAGCGCAAAGTAGATTTAATTTATGAAGCCAAGGTTATCGATAATAATGACTTATGTTTTTATATTATTGATAACAATTTTATTATGGTCATTTATATTAAAGGCTTTACTTGGCCTTCTCCTATAAGAGTTTTTTCCTTATTTTTTATCTTATAAATATAATAATGCAAAGAGCTTTTTCTAGCAATACAATTTGCTCTTTCTTTTAAAATTTTTATACTTTCCTCTTCGTTTAATTTTGTGGTTACAAATGAATATAAATGTTCTCCTTTAGTACATAAAATGTATTTAGTTTTTTTATCCCTATCTATATCCATTATGTACTTTAATCTTTCTGCATCCATTTAATTGTTTTTAATTTTCTATTACTTTTACTTCCTCGCCTTTTCTCATTGACTCTAAAAGATTTTCAATAAATTCTCTTTGACTTGTATCTAGATGTATTAATTTGTCAATTATTGATTCTAATGCTATAGAATCTTCTAATTCTTTTTTCAATACAGATCTATTTTCATCAGTCAGCCTATCTCTCATATCATTTAAAATCCAATCTGTTTTTTGTATGTACTGGTTGAATACGGATTTAACTGCACCGGAAGTACCTAATCTAACATCTTCAAAATAAGCTTTGGCTATATTTATATGATGTAGACCTTTTGCTAAAGAATATGTATTATCAACAAAGCTATTTTGACTCATTTTTTGATTTTTTTTCTTCAGTTAAATATTTTTGAACTACTAAAATGCATTCTTGATAAGCCCCATAATTTGATTCAAATAAATGCTCATTATCTGCTTTTTTTTGCAAATGTTTAATATCGTCTATTATTTTTAATAGTACATTTTCCATTTTAATAAGGTTTAATTGTTAATTAATTTTCTTTGTAGATTCTTTCTATTTCTTCATAATACTGATCCCAGGTAAATGTAGCTCCTAAAAATGCAGATCTAAATAAGTCAAATACTTGCGAAACTGAATTTTCGGTTTTTTCAATATGTTCAACTGTTACTTTAATTCCTTCATGCTCGATTGTTAATTTTGTCATTTTTAATGGTTTAATTGTTATTGATAATAATTTTTATAGCAAGATGGTTTGTGGTAGCCATGTGTATAACCGCATACATGGCATTTAGGAGGCTTTTCTTTGATTCCTAAAATTCTTTTAATTAGTTTAATAATTGATTTTAGCATTTTGGATATGTATTAATTTTTAAATTTACAAGATAATACTCCCGAAATTTTCCTTTTGCCAATACCAGGATATCCATCTGAAATATAAATTTCTTTTTCACCTAATAAAGCAACATGATTTTCTCTTGCCATTCTTACTGCTACTGGGAAATCAAAAATAATATTTTTATGCAATCTAGAGCGTTTTGCGTAGGCATTAAATATTCTATTGTTATTCCACTTGCTATCCTCGTTGAATATATATCTTTTCGCTATAGCCAAGCTCTTGAAAATCCCAATTAGTTCTTTCTTGTCTGTATTATATAAGCAAACTATTGTTTCTTCCATAATCAAAAGTCATTTTCAATGTCATTTAAGTCAATTTTCATTTTCTTTAAATATATAGAAATTATTCCTTCGTGCATTTTCCATTTTAAATAAGTTTTCCAATTAGGAAACTTTTTTCTGCCAGCTCTTCCCTTTTTTCTAAATAGTTTCTTTTCCATTTTTTTTGGATTTACATTGGTTACAATATTGAGGGGGGAGATGCGTCCCTTTTATCATAGCATAGTCTAGTTCCTCTTGAGTAAAGTCTTTACCTGTTTTTATGATTACTCTGCAATCGTTGCATAGTAAAGCTAAATTCCCTCCGTTGAATTTAATGATGGCTTTATCATTCATTACTTATCATTTTTTTAGATAATGTGGCTTATATCGGACAAAAACCGATGATTTGTGTATTTTATGACACATTATCGTCTTGTTCCCAATATCTACAATGAAAGTGTTCCCCTAATGCATCTATAGCTTCTTTAGGATAACCTTGCTCTATAAGCCAAGGTATTGGGTCGTATCTTCTATCCTCAGGAATAGGTTTGGGAAATCCATATTTCCATCCTGATGGTGGGTCAATAATTAGTGCCATAGTGGAAAATCTTTGTCAATTTATCTTTGTTAGTGGAAAATAATCAACGCAATACACTTTAATTACATCAAGTTCTGTAATTTTTTCATCATGTAAAATCATTGTGTATGAATATGTAAAATGCCCTTCATAGCTGTCAGGGTACTTTGTATTATAGGGAACAAATCCCAAACATTTAGCCTCGGTACTTTCAACAGCATAGTAATCATCTAACCCTTTTCTTAAGTTATCAAATGATTCTGCTGTCATAATAGGTTGACCACTATCTCCTATGGCTACGTATGTTACTTTTATTCTGCTCATTTCTTTTTTTTATTTGGGAAAAGGGACTTTTCTATTCTGTCAAATAGCTCTTGCAGTTCCCCTAAGTTATCAATACTCCATCCATTTGTGTTTATTTCATAGAAACAACTTCCCATTGCATCAATACCAATATCTGCTCTGCATTTTATTTCAATCTGCTCAATGCTATCATTAAGGCAGTTTGCTTCCTGAGTAAATATAAATATGGCTTCATCCAACTTTGGCTTTTGTTCTTCTGTCATTGTCTTTGTTTTAATTGTTCTCTATACCATTTAAGGTCTATTTTTATGTGCTATTATACAACCTAATACAAATCCTAAGAAAAGTGCTAATACTACAATGTAACTATTCATAGTCTTTGTTTTAATTGTTCTTTATACCATTTTACGCCTTGTTTAAATCCATAAATACCATCAGTAAATTCAAATTCATCTGCTTTTTCTTCTATTTCTTCATCTGATATTTCTTGTTGGGGAAGATGTTCCATTGGTAGATATGTGTTTTCAATCATCATCTCAATAGCTTGGTAACATCTATCCCATTCAATAGGCATAGATAATTTAGTTCTTTCTTCTCTCATTTGATTGAGAAGTTGTTGCATTGGTGTCATAATTAATCTTTTTTAGGTTGTTTAATTAGTTTCTATTATCTCCTCTTGGGTCAGATTGACCTTCTGTTCCAAAAAAGTCATTATCACGTTGCATATCTAACATTTCGTTTAAATCATTTACCATTACTTGTTTATCACCCTTCTCTGAATTTTTGAATAACTCTTTCATGTTATCCAATACTGTTTCAAAATTCTTAATTGTTACTTTTTTTGCCATAATTATTATTTTTTAGGTTGTTTAATAGTTTTCCAAATAGCATCCATTGTGGTAGGTTGCTGATTATCTGAGTTCAATAATAAGTCAATAGCATTCATTTTTTTAATTATACCATCTCTTTTACCCCAATTATGACTATTAGTAGAATCTCTTTCTTGCATGAGTTCTCCCCAATACTCAAGAAGCATATCTATTAACTCTTGTTTCATTGTTTAGGTTGTTTAAGTGATTGGATAATTTCTTTTGTTGTGTATTTAAAGCCAAATATTCCATCTCTTGCCATATCTATTGCTTCCCAAACTTGTTCATCTGTATATAGAGTTTCTTTGGCTTTGTTGTAACCTTTTTTAAAGCCATGTCTTAAAGTATTTGTGTGATGATTTTGGTGGTTATCAATGTTACTATCAATTAAATATGGAAATTCTTGTTCAGCCAACTTTTCAACATCATCTTCTACCGATTGAATATGTCCCATAGGCGCATCCATCCATTCTTGTTCTTCATCTGATATTTTATCAACATCGTTATTGATTATTTTGGCATAAGTACAACCTTTGCCATCATCATAGGTTTCAGTTACTATCTCAAACTCTACTCCCATGCCATTCATACCATTTACCACACTATAAAAATTTTTAGGATGTAATGGTAAAAAAGAAGTACCGTAAGTAACTACCCATCCTTGTTCTGTTTTAGTTAATGTTCCTTTCATTGTTATTTAGTTTTAATTAGTTCTATAAGTTTCTTTAGACAAGCAAGTTCTGCTTCTTCGTAAGTAGAATACTTTACACTTCTATCTTCTTTTTTTACATGTTCCATAAATTCTTTACCATTCCATAATAAATTATGAACTGAGAAGTCCCATAGTTTAGTATTTGGGTAATGATTAAGTATTCCGTTTAAGTTATGCTTTTCTCTGAACCATCTAAATGCTTGTTGGTATAGTGGTGCTGAAATTTGAGGATAATCTGTTTCTATTTCATTAAAGTTTTCCCAAACTCCACTTTCATCGTGATATATTATTTCTCTTGGCTTATATTTCCATTTTAATTCAAAAGGAGATTGAACTACTCCATTGTCATAAAAATAGAAAGCAATACAAGGTTCATCAAAACCAAGTTCTTTAAGTTCTAATGCTTGTTCGTAAGGGATAAATTCTTTATTCATAATTAATCTTTTTTAGGTAGTTTTAAGTGATTGTTGGGATTTTATATGACCCATAGGTGCATCCATCCATTCTTGTTCTTCATCTGATATTTTATCAGCATCATAACCTAATTTTGGCACATCCTCATTACCTAATTTATCTACATAGGTTTCTTGATAGTATTGTTCTCCTGTTATAAATGGTTTTTTGTCTACAGCCATATCAACACCATCTCTATTTGCTTTTATTATCTCTTGCTTATGTAATTGCTTGGCTTGTAGCAGATACTTCTGCCACTCCAATACATTTGGCTCTGCGTTAAGTAGTTGTTGTGCTAACCATTCTACCGATGTCTGTTTGTTGCTCATAATTTTAGATTTTTGATAATCAAAGTATTTTGTTGTTAATGGATATCACAATATGTGATATCAAGTTTAAAAAATGGTAGTTTTTCTATCACCACCTGAACTACCAAAACAGTGCCTACCAACGATTAGGAAGTACCTTTGCAGCTGTGCAGGACATGAAGTCCATTCTGAGAGCTGTTACTTGTCTTTCGATTCCCTGCGCCACGGGACTAATTAGTTTACACTACCAAATCATCAAGCTCAACACATTTGTCTTTTAGTATTTCCCAATACCGCTGATACATCATATCAACTATATTATAGATATCCTCTTTTGTTACCTCATCAGGCAACATTTCTACCTGACTATAAATCTTCTTCTTAGTATTATACATTATTTCCCATAACGCTAAGCATACATCTAACGACTTAACAGCTCTCATGTGAGCCATCTGCTCATCGCTATCGTTTAGATCAAATGTTATTGTGGCTTGTGGCATTGTTGTTGTTTTTTAAGAAGTGCAGGCGCAATCAAATGCTGGTTTAATTTCATTTAAATCGTAATCTTTAAAAAGATTGTTTTGTGCTATTTGTTTTAATTGCCTATAAGTAATATCTGGGAAATAAGTATGTCCACC